GGGTTAGTCTTTAAACTGTGTTGGCGTTCTATCTCTAATACTTCAGGAAACCAAGGATTATCAGTATAGTTTACTTTTACAACCTTAGCGTTCTCTGGTGGTTCTACTACGAATCTTTGGTATGTATCATCCGTATCTATGTTAGGGTTAAAACTTACCCAGATTTCTGAGTTTGGTTTACGTATTGTAGGAATAAGAATATCCCAGCTCTTCTTTGATACCGTTTGTGCCTCTTCCACCCAGACAATATCACATCCTTCAAAAGACTTAATACTTTCCACAGTATTAGTAGCCAACCCAGTAAAGCTAAATGTACTACCGTTAATACCTCTAATCTCTGCTTCCAAGACTTCATAGAAAGCTCCTAGACCTAATGCTTGTATTTGGTCATTAAGTAATGTATGAACTGACTGCTTGATAGACTTTTGTATTTCACGTGCACATAATACACGTGTTGGCTCATTAGCTGCTTTTATAAGCAATGCTCTTGCCATAGACCATGACTTACCTGAACCTCTACCACCGTATGCTACTTTGTAACGGTGTGGCTCAAATAAGAACTGTAACTTTTCAGGAAACTCAGCTATCGTTTGGTTTGACAAAGTTGATTCCTATACCTAATGGGATTTCTCCACCATCTACACCACTTATCTCAGTAGATGATAAATCAGGTAATGATTTACGTAATAGTATCTCTATGGTATCTCAGTTTGACCATTAAGTGCATGATCTTGCAATACATTTATGAGCTGACTTGTCTGTATTTTAGTTCTTACTTCGTCTTGATGTCGTTTTCTTAATCTTTCTGCCATGATATTGCAACTCCCTTAGGTTGGTTGCCCTCTAATTATAATCTTTAAATGCTGACTTTCCTTGTTTGTTTAGTTTCAAGTATTGTTTGTATGCGTTTTCTTTTAAAGCTCTTGCTTCAGGACTATTCTGTGATAATAGACCAGCTTCTAGTAATTGAGTATTCTTTATCATCTGTGGTGTCATATCTTGAGTCACCATAGGATAGAATGGTTCTTTAGGAGTATTACCACCTAATGAGTATTCTGTAATATAACCACCATTTAAACTAGGAATAAGACCTTGCCATCCTGTAGTCTTTGGCATCATCTCACCACCGTATGTTCCATCTGACTTTACAAAAGAACGTAAACCGTATGGGTTAGGATAGTTAGTAGCTAATAAACCACCTTGACTAGGAATAGAAGCATTACCTGTACCTAATAAAGATTGAACTGCTTGTTCTTTAGCTCCTTGCTGTGCCATTTTACGCATCTCTAGTTCTTGTGCGCTAGGTTGTCCACCTGTCATAGCATTTACTAAATAGTCTAAGAAGTTCATAGTTCGCTTTCTTGTCCGTTTCCTTTTAGAGGATATATCATTCGTTTGTATGTATCCCACCATTCTTGACTATAGTCTGTATTCTGATAGTCTTTAAAGCATGGTGTTCCCAATGTGTGATGCACTAGTTTAGCATCTGGGTTGTATTCGTATTCTGTTTCTAGCCAGTTCCATGTTTCGTCTAGCTTACCTACTTGTTCTTCTGGATACTTTAGCCATTCAAATCTGTGTAGGTATTTACCTGTTTGTTCTTGTATAAATTTAGGTGTTAGCTGACGGTTTAACCAATGTGAGCAATTCCATAACATAACGCTTGACCAGTTCTTTTTAGGATAGTCCTCGTTCTTTGCACCTAGATATTTAACAGGATGCTTTGTTGTATAGTTATGCTTGACTACCTTGACTGCTTCGTCATTATCAAAGTTAGCTAGTATCTCTGCTATATCTGTTCTACATATCATATCGCCATCTACGAATAGTGCAATACCTTTAAAGTTATTTAGATATGGAACTAGAAAGCGTGAGTAGATAAATGCGTTACTACCGTCTATATGCTTTTCTTCGTAGTCTTTTAAAGTGTTTAATGCTAAAGGTGTAAAACTTACCGGTATAGATGACTTCTCTATAACTGACTGACAAAAGTTATGATAAGCAATTGGTTCTACCTTGCCATCATATCCTACATATATATCTAGTTTTACCACTTAACCTTATTTGCCCAATAGGCAGCACTCATCTTGCCTTTTGCAATGTTTTTAGCGTGTCTTGCTTTAAATGACTTTGCTCTATCTGTATTTGTTTTATCACCACTTACGCCTTTTTGACCAAAGCGTATAAGCTTTTCCTTGTCACCTTCTTTAGCCAATACTGCGTGTGACTTAGTAGGATGACTTGGAGTTCTCTTAGGTTTATTATAACCTGAGAATGTTTCTTTGCCTTTTTTAATCATTTCTTTTTAACTGGCTTTGCTGATTGTTTTAGAGCTTTAGCTGTAGGTGCGCCTTTTGTACCTGGCTTACGCATCTTTTCACCTGAGCCTGCTGCTATTCTTTTACGCTTAGCATGGATGTTAGCCCACAATCCTGGTTTACTTGCCACGTTTAGCAGCCTTCTTCATAGGTTTAGCAGCCATAGCTTTACCTGTTTTCTTTGCGTATTCTTTAGCTTCTTTCTTACCTTTTTCTGTGTAAGCAAATTTTTTCATTCCGACCATTGGCATAATTATTTACCTTTCTTTTTAGACATACCACTTACTGATAAGGCTATCGCGACAGCCTGCTTAGGATTTTTTACTTTCTTTGATGACTTACCCACGTTTAAAGTTCCTGCACCAAACTCTTTAAACACTTTCTTCATCTTTGCTTCTTTGCCCTTCTTTGTCTTTGGTACTGATTTCATCATCTTTCCTTAACTTAATAAATCTGTGGTCATACCTACAATCATTACACAGGCTATATTCTGTGAAGTCAAAAGGTTCACCGCATTGTTCGCAAATAGATAGTTTCATAAAAAGAAAAAGCCCAACCACGGAGAGAGTGCAGTCAGGCTTTTGTGGGATTACGTTTCTTTAGGCAATAGTATGCCCTCACAGGCGTTATTATACCATAAGTACCTAGTATTGTTCAACAACATTATGCGTTTATTAGTCTTCCTGCCATAGTTAATAAATTATCGTAAGCCATATCTAATTGCCATTCATAAGCTATCGGTGGTTTTTCATTAAGATATTTAGCTAATATCGCCTGCTTTTGTCCTTTCGGTAAATTTTCAAATATGATTGTATGAACAATTTTAACATTTTCTTTGTCCATTTTATAAAGCATATGCTCAAACTCATCTTCTGTAGATTCACCACCAGATGACATACCTAATGAACGAGAAGGATAATGTAATCTATGGTCTAATGGTTTCATATGCCTTTTCCAATCATCTAAGATTGTTAGTAAACGTTCCATACTAATCATTAACTGTTTTTTTCCCTTAATGTATTTTCTATAGCTTTAGCAAATTCTGTTACACCAAATATATCTACATCAATTCCTTCTTCATCATCATCATAAACTTCATAAGTTATATATTTACTTTCTAGCTTATATATTTCATCATCTGTTAATTTTTTCCATTTTGTACTAATCATATCTTGTTAGCGTATATGCTACGCTTTCTCCATAAGTTTCTTGTGTAGTCTTGTGTTGTAGATTATGTTTAGCGTCATCTGCGTTATAAGTTGTTACGCCTTTTATTTGGTCTGGTGTAAAGTTTACTGTATGTCCAAATATAGTTTGTAGTGGATGTGGTTGTGGAACGTAATAGTGCATTAGCCTATTTTGGTTATCTTTATAAGCATGAATAACATTTGCATCTCTCATCTCTACAAGTATGTTCTTTGTAATAGGATAGTTAGATTGTATATGTTCTGCTATGTCGTTTATGGTTCGTGGTTCTGTAAGATAAGTTAATATCTTTTCTTTCACGATACATCTTTCACTTTGCAATGCCATTTCCTTTTGTCATCTTGATGCCAACCATGTACATGAATAGTCCAACCAGCTTCACGAACTGCACCTACGTTTTCATGGTCTGCTATCTTTTTACATCTAGCACTCATGTTACTTGCTGAAGTTGTTTGAACTGCTAATACTTCTTTACCTTTTAAAGCTATAATGTCTATAAAGCCAAATAAGTCAATTCTTATCCTTGCAAAACTATTCCAGTACTCTACTACTTGAACAGTATATCCTTCTTCTCTTAACTTTTTTAAACTTAACTGCGTTGGGCTAGTTGCCATTATTTTAATACCTTATCTGCAACCCATAGTATAATAATTAAAGCAATTCCTATTGGCAACATTACGCCAATAATTTGTAAAACAAACATTAAATTGGTGATACATCATCACTTGGTTTTTTAGACCTAAATATTTTATCAAAGTTAGACTCAAATACTTCCCTATCTGTAAAAGGGCGTGGTGAACTGCCTTTACCCATTGCTTATCCTTTCTTGCTGTAGTTTCTCATACTCTGGATTTAATTCACAACCTAAATACTGCCTACCTAATTGTTTAGCTACTTGTGCAGTTGTGCCGCTTCCCATAAATGGGTCAAATACAATATCATTTATACGACTACCAGCTTTAATACATGGTTCAATCAGAGCTGTAGGATATGTAGCAAAGTGTGCGCCTTTGTAAGGTCTAACATTTACTGACCATACATCACGTTTATTTCTCATACCATCATATATTTTATATTCAGGTGGTCTTGCATTTACACCAAATTGGTTTTGTCTTTCTACACTACCTTTTGCACCTTTAGTTCCTGCCGGAGTTACACCTTGTTCTTTTATAGCAACATGGTCAAAGTAATATTGTTGTGATTTAGATAATAAAAATATATATTCATGTGACTTTGTGCATCTATCTGTTACAGACTCTGGCATTGGGTTAGGTTTATGCCAAATAATATCTTGTCTTAAATACCAGCCAGCTTCTCTTAATGCAAATGCCAACATCCATGGTATTCCCATTAAATCTTTTGCTTTCATGCCATTTGGTATATTTCTATTTATATGAACAATACCTTGTTTGCTTTGGTCAATACTTTTAAATGCACTATTTTTACCTCTCATTGATGACATACAATAACTATCACCAATATTGACCCATAAAGTTCCATCATCAGCTAATAGTTCTTTTACATGATTAAATACATCAACCATATTTTCTATGTATTCTTTTGGATTTTGTTCAAGACCTATTTGTCCATCAACTCCATAATCACGTAAACCAAAATAAGGTGGAGAAGTTACGCAAGTTTGAACTTTAACGCCTTCGTCAATCCAACGCTTCATTATCTCTCTACAATCGCCAAATTCTATTTTGTTCATTTTACTTCCAAATGTCCGTTAGTAAATAGCCAACCTATAGTTTTACGGTGAGCTTCTTCCCATGCAGCTATTCTATCATGTTTATCTAAACTTTTGTCATTATCTATCATGTGATGGCATTGATGACATAAAAATGCTATACGGTAATCATGTGCCTTTATAGATGTACCTTTGCCATCACGTAATTGATTAGAGTGTGCAGATACTACAGTTCCGTCTTGTATATAACACATCATACATGGTGCGCCATCTGCTAGTTTAAGTAGTTTAGGGTTTCTGTAATTCATACTAGTAAAAAATCCATTTTGTCAAATCTATAAACATTAACTTTTCTTTTGCTTGTTTGTTTCCAAGTATTTTTATGTGATATGCCTTGTCTATCTGCAATATGAACCCAACCCATTGCTTTCCAAAAAACATTACTTTCTAAATCATCTGCACAACCACATTGCCATCTAAAAGTAAATTTTGTTTCCCCATAATTAATAACATGGTCAAGTAATAGTTTACCTCTTAATAATTTTCTAGCATCAGTTTGAATACATATTTGTGCAATACGACCTATTCTCATATTAGCATTAGGTAAACCAAAACTACACAAACAAAAACCAACTAAATCTTTGTTACATTCAATGACAAATAATTTATCGTTACAAACATTACTCCATCTATCACCAGTTTTAATGCCTGTTATTGCTGCTTCATAAGCCATTTTAGGAATAAACCCTAATGAACTACTTTCTTTTTTACTTAAACACTTGTGGTTAGTTTAGTTGTTGACTTTATAAGTTCTACTGGCATACCTGCAATTTCTGTTTGGTATCGTAAAAATTTATAACCCATGAGTTCGTGTATCTTATCTTTCTCAATTCCTAAATGCTGACCTATGCTTGAATATAGTTCCCATAGTCTTTCGTTTTGTTCTAGGCTACGGTTTAGTTTAGCGTCTGTTACTGTTACTCTCCAGCGCTTAGTGAAGTCAAGAGTTTTTAGTTTTTCTACTAGCATTGGTAGGTTGTCTTTTGTTAAACTCCATTTCAACATAATCGTATCCTTTACTTTTAAATATTTTACCATCAATTGTAGTTGCTTTGTAAACCATATCTTTATCCCATTTAGCTACAGCTTTAATAAACTTATTAGCACTATTCTCATCTGCCATTAGGACTCTCCTTGTATGTTAATCCTTTTTGACTAAACCAAAAATTAAAACTACCTTCCCATTGTGCATTACGCTGCTTCTGAACAAATACCTTGCAATCAGGAATAATCTTTAGTTCTTCTTCAGGTGTCTTACCTTCTTCTACTAATTTTTCTTTAGCACGATTGCGCCATACACAGACTATGTTGTCGCTTAATGCTCTAATTAAAGAACTGCCCATGATATCTGTTGCATCTGGTATCTCTGTTTCATCTTTCATCTTGCGAGTATGAGCTACCAAAAATACATGTATATCTAAATCACGACATGTTGTTGCTAGTCTATCTACAAATCTTTTTTGATTTTCTAAAGACTCCTCACTAATATCAGACATTTTCATAAGACTGTCAATCACAAATACATCACAACCTAAAACATGTTTACCATAGTAAAGCGTAGCAAACATATCTTGTGAAGTAGTTACTCCTAATTGGTCGTAAATAAATAACTTGTCTTTAGCACGATTAGCCCATTTAGTTATAAACTCATCTGTTGGTTCTGGTGACCCTAAAGTCTGTGTAATCATACGAGCCAATGTTAATACAGGTCGCATTTCTAAAGACGCTATTAAGCATTTAGTATTTTGTTTCATCATGGATAATATGACTTGTGATAGCCACATAGATTTGCCATGACCTGATACTCCTGTAAGAACTGTTAGTTCAGCTTGCCTAACACGGAATTTATCTTCCGTCTTAATCCAGCCCAACGATTTACCACTATGAATTTCCTCACCGAAATATCGCACCAAATCATCAGTAAATATATCCGTGCTTTTAACCTTAAACTCCGCATGACTGTACTCCTGTTGGTAGTAATCAGTAATGACAGACTGATTGACTGTTAGTTTATCTAATGCCTCTCCTATGTTCATTCGGAGTCCTCTAGTTTAATTTTGCCTATGTATTCCCATTCATTTGTTAATGGTATAGGTGAAAATTCATAATCATCATCTAAATACACATACAAATATTGTGACTCTTTAGGTTGTGGTTTAATGCGATATTCATATACATCACCTTCAAACCAATAAAATTCTTTAAAGGTTTCCCATTCTCCCCATCCCCATGATTCTAATCTGCGACATTCAATCTCTGCACCATCAGCCCATGCTTTTATTTCTTTATGCCATTTATGTTGTTTCATATGCCACCCTCCCAAACTTTACGGATATGTGTGACATTTCCATCATCCCATCTTTCTTGGTTAAGTAATGTCATTGGTGCTGGCACAAATCCCTCTTTCCATTGTTTAGTTTGTTTCATAGATTTGACATATCCTATAATTCTATCTGCTATTAAGTCAAGGTCTTTTGCTTTCCACTTTTCCAAACAACCTTTTTTATTTGTTTTTCTAACAGATGGATATTCATTCCAGAAATCATCAAAACGCACAATGGTTTTTATTATCTTATCTTCTCTTATCTTATCTGTCATAGAGTTTGTATAGACTTTGTCTAGACTTTCTCCTGAAACTAGCCAAGTATCTAGTTCTTTTAACATTTTTTCTACAAAATCTATAGGCTTTCTTAATCTAAAAGCAATCTCTGAAACTTGTGGTAAATTGCCTTGTGATTCACTAGCTAAACACCATAGTTTAAATAATGTGACTTGCTTGACATCATCCATCATCATAAAATCAGCGTCATTAAGTAAATCACGACCATAGCATTTAAACCATTTCATATCTGATTTATGCTTGTAGTGGTTATATTTATCCCAATTCTTAATTCTCATATACTCTCCTTAAAATAAACATTCTTCGTATAGTTCTGTTATTGGCACAGCTTTTGCTTTAGGTTTTCTAGGCAAAATATGGAGCTTGCAATTAGACCTATTCTCAAGAAACCATAACGCAGAAGCCTTGTTACTAAAGGCTCTTAGAGGTTTTCCATCAAATTCATCTAATATAATGTAACGCAATATCTCCATAGGGCAAAACATTACCACAATGTATTTCTAATTGCAAACTATTTTATTTATAGATTTTTACTAGAAAGTTGTTGACAAGTTATTTTATGTGTTTAAGATAACTATTGTAATTTTAACTAGGAGAGAAACATGAGTATTAAAACAATGATTATTACTGCAATAGCTTTTTGGGTTTATGTAGCTTTATGCCTATATGTTATGGGCAAGTTAGCAGGAGCAATATAATGGAAAGACACTTAGACCCAGACGCATATTTAGATGATATGGAAAGACTTGAACAACAAGAACAGTTGGCTGAACATTTACTTGAACAACAGGAAAAGCATGATGAATAAATACTTATGGCTATTCCTTTTTATATTTTGGGGGTATATAATATGGCGAATGGTTTAAGGCGTATAGCTGAAATATTACCAGAGGTATGGAAAGACTTAGAAGAACTTAATAAAAGATTTGATGAAAGGGAGAGATTAAATGGACGACTTGATGTATTACCAACAAGTGATGCAACAACTACACGAAATACAAATGCAAAAACAGAAAACAACAAATAAAATAAGTAAAATAAAAGAAGAAAGTTTAAAGATTGCTAACCTTATAACACAAATTGGATATAAACAACAGGAGAGTATAAATGAGTAAGTATTTAGAACTACGTAAGATTGATGTATCAGAACATTTAGAAAAGAAAGGTAAATTTAATTACATTTCATGGTCATGGGCGGTTGACACTTTATTGCAACAAGACCCAACTGCTACATGGGAATATAAAGAACCTGTGCAATTTGGTGAAACACTTATGGTATTTTGTTCTGTTACAGCATTTGGTAAAACTATGACAGCTCAATTACCTGTGCTTGACTTTTCTAATAAAGCTATGAAGAACCCAGATGCTATGGCTGTAAATACAGCTATGCAACGTTGTTTAGCTAAAGCTATTGCATTACATGGTATTGGTTTATATATCTATAGTGGTGAAGATTTACCGGATGTAAACCCATTAGAAACACTTAAATCTACTTATGCTGATAAAGGCATTGAAGCTGCTAGAGTGGTATATGCAAAAATGTCAAGAGAAGATAAAGAACAATGTGCAGAGTTTGTAGAAACTCTTAAGGCTGCATAATGGAACAACGCACACAAGAATGGTTTGATGCACGACTTGGCAAAGTAACAGCTAGTCGTGTAGCAGATGTGATAGCAAAGACTAAAACAGGTGTATCTACATCTCGTCAAAACTATCTTACACAACTTGTAACTGAAAGGCTTACAGGAAAGAAAGCTGATACTTATGTTAATCAAGCTATGCAAGATGGTATTGATAGAGAAGAAACAGCTAGAACTTTGTATGAGCTTAAATATGGAGAAGTAAAAGAAGTTGGCTTTATAGATCACCCAACTATTGCTATGAGTGGTGCAAGTCCAGATGGAATGATTGCTGACGGTGAAGGCATATTAGAAATTAAATGCCCTATAGAAACTACGCATACTACTACCCTAATGACAGATAAAGTGCCTAGTAAATATGTGCCTCAGATACAATGGCAAATGGCGGTGACAGGCGCTAGATTTGCACATTTTGTAAGCTATAACCCAAATTTCCCAGATAACATGGTATTATTCGTCAAACAACTTGACAGAGATGATGAATACATTAAAATGTTAGTTGATGAAATACTCACATTTCTAAAAGAAGTGGATAACACAATAATTAAACTTAAGGAGCTTAAAGATGGCATCAGTAAATAAAACAATTTTGTTAGGTAATTTAGGAAAAGACCCAGAGTTAAAGTTTTTGCCTAATGGTGATGCAGTATGTAATTTTAGTATTGCTACTACTGACTCATGGAAAAACAAAGATGGAACAAAACAAGAAAAAACAGAATGGCATAACATTGTCTTATACCGTAAATTAGCTGAAATTGCTGGTGAATATTTAAGAAAAGGTAGTTCTGTATATATTGAAGGTTCTTTACAAACTCGTAAATGGACTAACAAAGAAGGTCAAGAAAGATATACAACAGAGATTATTGGTAACTCTATGCAAATGCTTGGTTCAAAAAGTAGTCAATCTACTAATGTTCCAGATATACCTGAATCTAAAGAATACACTAGGGGTAGTGCTGCTGTAGAGGGTGATGATGAGGACTTGGGAGATTTGCCGTTTTAATGGCAACCTCCCTTATCCTTATAATTACTTGTTCATTACATACATTGTGACTTCAAAGCCAAAACGCATTTCAGTAGCTGCTGGTGTTGTCCACATAGCGGTTCTCCTTTCTTTTAGATTTATAATAGAATTATACGCCTGTATGGTTTTGTTAGACACAAGAAAATCATGAAAGGACTATAATGGATATACACCATTTAGAACTAGATATATCGTGTTATGCTACTGCTGTTTACCA